TATTTCCAATAATAATATCTTTTTAATATATTACTAGTCCAAAAAGTCATCTTCCTGTCTCTCCGGCGGCTCGCTAAAACGAGGAATCTTTGATGCATATTTGTATAATATATAAAGATCATACTTACAAAATATTTTTAGATGCCAATATCTAAAAACACATTTGTGTTTTAATAAATATTACCTTAGATAATCCCAAAAAATACAATAAAAGGTTTTAAATATATCTACACATAAAATTTGAAAACACAATGATAATACCTCTATTTTTAAAAAATTCCCAGCTACACTAGTTTGCTTCGCAAGGCATCTTCGATGCAAATTAGTCTAAAATAAAATTATTTCTAGATGCATTTTTGTTATTATTTTACTTTTACAATATTGCATCGAAGATGCCTCGCTTTAGCGAACCATCGAAGGTGGAAAGATGCATCCGGAAATAATTTTATTCTAACCTAATTTGCATCGAAGATGCTTCGCTTTAGCGAGCCGACAGAGGCGAGAGGATGACTTTTATGAATAGTAACAATATAAAAATTGGATAATAAAAAAAATATATATTAGTTTGTCTACTTAATCATATTTAAAATTCACAAATAAGCCATTTTTGTATTCACAATACATTTTATTTGATAATATGTGTATCTTTTCTAAAATACAATTACTTTTTTTGAAATTACAAAATGTCCTTCCAAATAGAGATATATAACCTAACAACTTATAATCAATAATTGAATATGTTTCTCTATCAAAAAAATATAACATATCAATAATAAAATCCTCATTTGAACATATTTTTACCGAAAATAAGATCTTATTTTTTGTAATTTTAATCAATTTTATATCACTAATTCTATTATTCTGATTATCATGTAATTTGATTTTTACATGTTTACTTTCCGAATTTTTTTTTCTAATAAACATGTGATATGTTTTTTGTTCATTATCATAATAAATGATTACATCATCATAATTCCCCAACCAGTCGACATATCTTAACTTTCTATCCATTTCATTATTGTGAGATTCAATAATATCATAATCATATTTACTATCATTATTATCTTTAATAGATAATCCATATCCTAACCAATAGTAATGTGGCCTCAACAATATTTTTTTGTTAACAATATTTACAATACCACGAGTGTCACTTCCATCAAAAATAGTTATAGTTTTACGTTCGCCTATTTTTTCATTAATTTCCGTTATTTTTTTATTAAAATATAAATATATATATTCGTGATCACAAGTAATTCTTTCAATATCATCTGATTTGTCCAAGTAATAATCTGCTATTAATTTTTCCATACCCGATTCTTCTTCTTCAGAATGATAATTATTGACTTTATATAATTTTATGCCCGCTTTTGTAGTTTCATTTTTTGTATTTTTAATATATTTCGTTGCAAAATATATGTTTTCATTCGTAATACATGCCTTATTATAATCGCTATTTATTTTTAAATAGTCTGGCCTCTTTATATCAAAACCTTCTTCAGATTCGCCAGTCTCAGTTACTAGTGATTCAACTGTTATTTTACCTTTGTCTTTTCTCGTTTTCCATTTTAATTCCATTTCTTCTAATAAAGAAATTAGTTCTGTCGCTAAACTAGTTAACTTTCTTAACTCACTATTACCCATGATTTCAATTGTTCCAGAGGGCTCAGGAAGCCAGGATTTAGTTTCGCGAACTTTTTCCACCGTAAAAATATTACCCATTTTTTTCTAGTTAAACTTTTTGGTTCTGATGTATTTATTAATATGTTAAAGTTTTCAATTTTTTTGTATTTTAATTTGAATCATATTTAATAAACAAACCATTTTTATATTCGAAAAATATATCAATGATGATGAATGTAATTCTAGTAAAATTATGTTATTATGACTTGATATGTCATTGCTTTTTTCATAACCAACTAATTCACATTTAATTATTGAGCATGTTTCCCTATTCAAATCATATAAGAAATTAATATAATTATTATTTGTGTATAATTTTGTTGAAAATATGATTTTTTTTATTTGTTAATTTTAATAATTTGAAATTACATATTTTGTATTTTATTTTATCATCTAGTTCAATTATCATATGTTTTTCATACCTCTCATCACATTTTATAATAAACATACATGTGCCATTTATGTCATAATAGAGATATAATTCCTCATTACGATATTTTATGATCAATATATTCATAACTATCCATATCCCCCGAATTATCGTATAGTTTTTTAATAGTTTCATAATAATATGTTTGATTTTGGCACCACTCTATTTTTATACTATCTTTTTTGACAATTATCCTATTATCATCTATTATTTTTGTAATTGCATTAGTTCCCGTATTCGTTCCTTCGATAGTAATAATTTATCTTTGTGTTCTCGTCTATTCTTATCATTTCATAATCGTTAAATATGCATATATAATTAAAACATTTAAAAGTTTTAGTGATTTTATTTTAATTTCTAGTTCGAAATTAAACATTATTTCAATTGAATCATTTTCCTTTTTGTCATTTATTCGAGATTTGTATATTTTTATATTTTTTTATTGGTTCACTACTTATATCTATAATATTACTGGTTACAAAATATATGTGATGATTCTCAATATAAATTATTTGTTTTAGTATTTTGAACTTTTTTTTCTCTGACTATTTATATTTTAGTTCTTGACCAACTATTTTAATTTTTCCGGGTTCTGAAGAAATTTATGTTCTTTTTGTCATTATGATATCCATTTTTGTTACTTATTTATCTATCCCGATTAAAATATTTTTATTTTAAATTTTATTAATTGTGTTGCAAATCAATAACGCAATCTGTATTCTCTCTTTTTTCATAACCATATGCATTTATACCACAATAGACACCATTTATCTTGTGATCAATGACTGAATGTGTATGTCCCGATAACCATGCTATTATGGACTCACACATTAAATTTTCTAAATTAGTCGCGAAAAAATTAATTTTCTTCGGATACATTTTTTTATATTTTTCTTCAATTAATTTAAATGTTGGCACAAAATGTGTTAATACTACTTTTTTTTTATTGGGATTTTTTTTTATAAATTCTGATAACCATTTAACTTGTGACTTGTGTTCTTTCATACTTTCTTCATAATAATTACGTTCCATTATTTTATTGTATAAACTAATATCGCTCCATAAGGTACATCCTCCAATAATTATATTTTCTTCTTCTAAGAAATGTTCAGTTTTATCTATTAAATAAATATTTTTATATTTATTGCATATTTCTGACATTATTGGAGTCCAATATTTATCGTTTTCTTTTTTATAGATACAACCTAAATCATAGTCGTGATTCCCAGGAACAAAAAATATTTTTTCGAATTTTTTTGATACATCACACATTGTTTCATCCCAATATCGAGATTTGGGATTTCCTATATCACCACATATTGCTAAATATTTACTTTTGACATTAATTTTTGGAATCGTTTTATGTATATCAACATGCAAGTCTGATATATATTGTAATGTGTGTTTCTTCCTTATTAGTTGTTTATACATTTATATATAACTTGTATGCATTTACCATTTTACTCATTTTTTTTTCATTTTTTTTGTTAACTAATTTTATAAAAAATTGGAATAACACACATATTAGATTATGAATTAATTCTTCCTATTAGTGACTAGTATTAAAAATGATTATATATGATTCAATCATAAATGATGACACAAATTAGCATCGTATATTTTGTCAAAAAATAAAAGCATTTTTTATTGTTTTAATTTAATGTTTTTCTTAGATGGTATGTTAATTGCTGGATACTTATTAACTTTAATAAATTTGGAAGAAAATATTCCTAATGATTTGCAACAAATGTTTAAATATGTTTATATAGCTAATATTTTTAGATCTGTTTTTTGTAATGATATTATATTTTAGCACACGTAAATGTGGTTTCTCTGTCCCTCTATTAGCGAAATTAATAGCCTTAGTGGGTTATTTGTGGATTATCTACATTAATATAGCATTGATGGAAACAATTAGTAATGATTGCCAAAGACAAATTCCCAAAAGTGGATCGAGTTATTCTATTATTAATATTTGTAGAGAAAAGATCCCCATGTGTTTTACAATTATACTTTCAATAATTAAAATAATTTTTATTGTTATTCTTCTGGCATTTCGTTTTAATAATGTTTGTAAAAAATATAATCGTATTATCAATCTTGATCCTGTTCAAATTTAATAAAAATATTTTATTTATTATTACTAAAAATAATAATTAAGATTTTTTAGTTAATTATTTTATTTGAAATAACAATTACGAAAAACTTTATTATAAATTCAAAATAATAAATTGTAATTGAAAATTAGAAAACATATATAAAATGTCCATTGTTACTATTTTAGATTTAAATAATCAATTGTATGCTTTAAATATGATTTATCAAGATATTAATATCACATCCAATATATTATTATTTGAAAAGATAATTCGGATTCACTTAAAATTTTTTCCGAGTTTATTACAGATTGTGCATGATAAAAAAAACATATATTCTAATAGTATATAGGAAGATTTGTCGTTATATATACTATTTTTTACCAATTAAATACTTATTTTCTCGCTCAAATATTTGTAAAAAATGAAATAATATATTAAAAAAATTTTAAAAAAATAATTTTTTACAATTTACCAATAAATTTACTTTTGAAATAGCGTTCATATAATTACTATCATATAAAAAAATTAAAAATAATTACAAATATATTTTTATTCTAAATAATAAAAACATCAAATGTTATGATAATAATTCAAATTTGATTTCGACAATTAATTATAACAGCCCATTATTACTGCAAATAATAAATATTGTGTAGTTCATCATGCATCAAATTGTATCCTCCAGCTGGGAAAAACCTCATACAACAACTAGAATTATTACATGAGATTTTTGTCTTGACTATTTGTGACAAACACATTTATACTGTTGTTAAAAAAAATTTTATATTTATAATTTTGATGCAAAATTATAAAACCAATGGGATTTAAAATAGATTCCTATCAAAATGATTCGATAAATATTGCGATTAATTATGAAGAAATATTTTTAACTTTTAAGAAAATTTAGATGTTATGATAGTTATTCAAAAAAATTACATTTTCCCCTAGATATTTTTATTTTTAGTAACATTATTAGTAACTGTATATTCATGTAATCAAATTTAGTTTTTGACTATAGTAGTGAATTTCTTTTCCAATTAATAATCATATTTTTTTGATCGTATTGTCTTTTTTAATAATAATCTTTACGCTATTTCCGAAATTCACGCATACATATCAATATACGACATATTACGTAAACATGGCAATAATAAAATATAAAATTAATTTTATTTGATTTATTCAATTTTTGTAAATATAAATTGGTTTTTTTAATTTGTAATTTTATTTTAAATATTTTATTAAAATTTAAAGTTTTAAAAATTAATTGAATTTTTCTTCAATTTATTACAAATTATTTATTATACTTCTTTTTAACCAAAAATATGCTTTTTTCAACTCGAGAATAAAAATTGGAATGAATTATTAGATAATTATTCAAAAATAAATATTTTAATAAAATATGGAATATTAATATGTATATTATTATTTTTGATAATAATAACGAAAATTTTTAATCAAACAATTTGTAAAATTACAAATTGAAACTTTTATTCACAATAAAAAATATATACCCAAAAAAGATGTATATTAATAGTCTGCATATTTGTAAAAATTAAATATAATATTAATTTTTTTTAATTTATCTGCAGGTTATAAACTTGAAGATGAAATATGTAAGAAATACCCAAATATTTACATATATTTTTATTTCAAATCATAAAAATTATAATATTTGATATTCCGAAGATCCGTAATTAAAATACTTTTTTTTCTATTTTTATCAAACTGTTTTCTGAATAGTAATTAATTAATGATTTTGATTTTGGAAAGTATAAATTTCATCATACAAGAATTTTTACTTCTAAAAACATTTTTTTAATATTAAAAACTTTTAATCTTAGTTTATTATTTGTTGATCTTGATATTAAAATTTTTTGTTTTTCAACCAAAAATTTATATTAACA